CCTTGCGGGATGAACAACATGTCCTCCTGGTTTAGGCGAATCATGAATCCCACGGTATCAATCGGGGTGGTTGCAAAGACAGATGGATACCAGCGCGGCAGGGTAGCCCCATCACCCAGCCGAACCCGGACTTCACCGGGGCGGGTATCAATCACCGTTGCAAATGGATTGGAACGGGTCACTTCACTCATGCGGTCAGGTCCAGTCTCGCGGAAATGCTTACCCATGTCACCGTGTAGGTGCCCACGCCCCAGGTCGTCATCGGGCGAACGGTAATCGCGCCACCGGGGGATGATGTATTGACATGATTCCATGTCCATGTCAGGTAGTTCGCATTATCTGGCACCGGGATCAGGTCGGTACTTGCTCCCGAGGTGCTTGCCCCGATGACGCTGTACCCAAGCGCCAGGCTGGTCGTGGGGCCACCCGTGATCCTCATCGCAACCGAGACTTCAACGGTGTACTGGGTACTTGGGAGCAACCCGGAGAAACCAAGGTCGCCCACCGTAACCCCGTCTTGTGTGGGCTGCCGTGTCCCTGCTGTTGAAACCGTCTGGTTCGCCGCATAGGTTCCCCGGTCGGATTTCGGCCTGCGCTGTGAAAGCAGGAGGTCTACTTCGGCCTCAGTGTAGTACCGGGCATCAAGTGTTCCCGTGGTGATCTTGGCGATATTGACCGCGCCATCAGCGATCATGTCTGTGTCGATATACCCGTTGCTGATTTGCACGTTCGCGGGCACACGCACGTCTGCAACCTTGTTGGATGCAATCGAGGACACGCCGGGATCAACTGTGATGTTGGCAAGCGGGTGTTCCCAGATGCCACCAGTCGTTTGTGTCAGCGATGGCGCAACCGGGGATGCAGCAGGCGTGCCCTTCTTGACCACCAGCCGTGTTCGCCCCTCAACATCGGGACCACTCCCCGGCACCATCACTTCAATAACGACGGTATCAATCCGGGGTTGGGTATCCGGGGCATCAATCGTCAGCGATTCCTCCCCCGGTTGGTCGTACAGTACGCCCTTGACGAGATGCACGCCTGAGCGCACAAGCACAGCCATACCCGCGCCGCTCGAATACACACTGGATTCATTCAGGAAACCGGCGATATAGCCGTCACTCCACAGACCCCGAAAGTACAACGGCAGGTTGCCCACGTCCAGCGGGCCAGACATGCCAACGACCTTGGACGATGAGATATGCACTTCATCGGCAATCGCCGCCCGGATATAATACGGACCCGGCGATCCGTTCAGCACGAGTTCATACATGCCGCCAACAGTGACAGCAGTAGAGATGAGCGAATCATCAACATGGCGGCGAATCGCTACCTCTGTCCCGTCAGGAACAGCGGACCCATCGTCTACCCGTCTGATATATCCCCTGATTAGCATGGTATCTCACCGTCCTTTGTTTCTATTGTCGCGTTCACAGCGACACCGCTACTGTCATTTGTCCATCTGATAGAATACGAGAAAGCCCCCGCGTCATAGCAGTGACCGGAGGCGCGGCACAACGTTTATAGACTGGAGTAACGCTATGCACCCTCAGTGTACTCGCCCCCACCATTTCACTCAAGAACAAGTAGACAAGTTCTGGTCGCGTGTAGATCAGTCGGGCGGACCTGATGCCTGCTGGCCGTGGACAATGAGTTGCCACAAGTACGGATATGGGAAGATGCATTGGCTTGAACAATGCGGCGACCAATCGACGATTCATGTTTACGCCCATAGGGTTGCCCTCATCCTTTCTCTTGGTGTCCACATAGATAGCCTGCACGCACTCCACAAGTGCGGCAATCCCATGTGCTGCAATCCTGCACACTTATACGCTGGCACTCCCAAAGACAACATGAACGACACGATAGACATGGGCAGGCGCGGGCCAATGCTTCCACAGAAACGCGACCAGCCCGTAGAACCACCGCGCAAGTTCAGCGGTGAGGGCAATAGCCATAGTAGATTGACTGAGGACGATGTTCGTGAGATTCTACGACGATACGAACAGCGGGATACCACACTCGCAAGCCTCGCCGCCGAGTTCGGGGTAAGCCGCAATGCGATCTGGATGATTACAAGTGGCAGAAACTGGAAGCACATATCATTCCCCGATGATTGACTACTTGTATGCAGCCCTTGTCACTCTCATGGTAGTGCCGTCGTTTGCTGGATTCGGCTCAACCTCGCCGTTCAATGCCCGTTTGATAAGGATAATCGCCGCTTGATTCGTTGGGTCGAAAGCAAAATTGTAATCATACAAATCGACCACTCTCATGTACATAGATAGCCGCTCGCGCTGCAATGCATCGTGGGCTTGCTGATCTATCCCGGCGTACAAATGCCAATGCTCGGTAACGACCCGGAAGGCAATATCCATGTTAGATCGACTTCCTGAATACACAAGGAAATCGACCACGCTTCCCCCTACCATCCTTCGCCCCTCGTCCCATGCTTTTTGATATGTCCACATGCCGGGCATGCCGATGAAAGGTGGTTGTCGTGGGTCTTGCGGGTAGCCCATGACTTTGCTCATGGCATGAAATATTTGCCACTCTGTCTTGCTCGTGGTGCCACGCACAAACCCCGGTGGCGGCTCACTGGTCGGACCCTTGTAACCCTTATCCTTTGGCTCCCGGTACATGCGGGGACCCGTAGGAAGGGCAGGTGGTGTGCGTAATCGCGGTGGCCTATACAGGTCCCTATTGGTGCGTTCACGGTCCACTTGGCGGCTCCCTCAACTCATTCGCGGGGAGCACCATTTCGACAATCGAAAGCTGTTTCACAGAACGCGGGTCTACGCCTGTCTTTTCCGAGCCGGATACTTGCGCCACCCGGACACGGTAATGCCGGTCACGGTGGATGAACTCGCACAACTCGGTACTGTGAGCGAGGTCGTCGAGATGGTTGGCAATGTCGTTGACGCCCATGCCCATAAACGACACCTTCTTCAAGTCCACCTCAAACGTCCACGTGATAGTGGACAGCGGTATCTTGATGAACTTCACAAGGAAGGAACGCATCACCGGGGAATACTTGGGGTTGTCACTGGCAAAGTCCAGACGGAACCGGATACGCCGTGTCAGCAATCCGGCGCTGAATGTCGCATCGCCCTCAGTCTCAATCAGGTTGAACGGGAATATTGCCCGCCCAATCCGGTCCATCTTGCCCATCAGGTGCCAGCCCGGATCAGTATCGCTCTGGTAGAACAAACTGATTTCGCCCGTAGGCGTGCCGTCGCTGAACACATCTTCGGTATTGATTTCGCAGTGGCCGTTCAACTTGTAGAACGCGATCATATCCGCGTCAAACCATCCGGTCGTCAGCGACCCGCGTGGGGCAAAGTCAGCAACCCCGACCTGCATCCCTGCCTTGGGATTGTGGAACGTCACGGGCAAGTCCTGATAGTACATCTCGCCAGCATAGCCCCACCACAGCCGGTACTCACCATCTGCTTCCGATACATGTGCCCATGTGGGTAACCCGCTTACATCCGGGCTTGTCCAGACAGGATGCCAGCCATATCCGGTAAAGCGCAGGATAGTGGACCGTGCGTTCACCGTGGGGAATCCCGTCATATCGTCCTGGTACTGACGGCGCACATGGTAGAACTCTTGCCCCTCGCTGACTACGACCTGCGCCCCCTCGATCACGGCAATCAGCCCGTTATACTCTGGCTCCAAATCAACCACGCGGCCACGCAGATCAGCCGGTAGCCCGTGCCGTCCGTCCGGCCCCATTGATGTGATGATGCCGCCGTTGTACCCGTGGATACCGAGGCCAACACTGACGTACATGGATTCGCCACGCCATACGGTCGATGCCAAGCCCTGATCCGGGTGCCGGGGGAACTGCAAATGTGTTCGCACCAGCCGTGCAAGTCCCCGGTCATACGCCCACACATCTCGATTGGTGATGATGTGAATCGTCGGGTCCTGCCGCTGGTCCATGAACACCACAAGGTTGCGGGGCACATGCCCGGATGGAAGGGCAAGGTTCGGGTCAGCCACTTCCCACGCCGTTGCCAGATACTTGATCCGCAGCACACCCTCATAGGTGAGCGCCACGATCTTGTTATCCCATACCACAAAGGCAATGATGTTCAGATCGGTATACGGGGTGATCGTGCCAAGATCGTTGACCGTGGCATACCCGCCAAGGCCAAGGGGTATCCACAAGAGATTGTTGTACTCTACGGCCTTGTTCGTGGGCTCTGCTGCCAGTGTCCCGATTGACGTAAAGACGCGGGTTGTGTCGTTCCACCTCGCGAGTGTCGTGCTAAACGCGCACCATAGTGACGGTGCCCGAGCCGGATAGTCCTCCAGTGGATAGGCTCTCGATACGTCACCAGACGGTGCGGGGAATGTGTGCGTAAGCGCAGGTAGCGTAACCATTCCCGGATAGCGTGTTTCGAGTGTGCCCGTCCAGTACGTTTCGTCATCAACACCCTCTTTCAAGGTTTCATTGCCGATACCGCCCGTAAACGATGACCAGATTGCCACGCTTTGCAGCGGGTCAGAATCCTGCGAGTAATCGCCAAACGTGACCTTGCCCATCAACCGTGCAAGATTGTTCGGACGCACGTCGCCCTCAACCGGAAGGTCGATGCCATCCAGCCGAACGGTATTGTTGTTTGCCTGGACGTGCTTCATGCGTTACCCCTAACTTGGCAGCTTGACTGTTCCTGGTGGGAAAGACCGGATTACCATACTTCGCCTGCCATCCGCGCCTTGCCGCTCCATTGCCAGCATCCGGTCACGCTCGCCTTGGGTAATGCCCATGCTTACGTCATGCTGCAACAGGATCGCTGCCGCCTCATGCACCACCCAGTCAAAGGGAATGTGTGTGCGCATATCGTCTGATAGCAACTGGTCAGGACGGCGTGACCCGATGATGCGCAAGGTGGAATATCCACGGCCCGAGTAGGAATAGTTGCCACTCAGGGAGAACTCGCGGGTGCCGCGTGACAAGTGCAGGTTCTTGGCCGGGACTTCCTTGCGTTTGCCGTACCGATCAATCGCCTGCACCCCCGAGAAGTGGGAGAACTCAGCCGGGATCGACAGGTATTCAGCATCATGGTCAATCGTCACATCGTAAGGCAGCGGCGCGTGTTCATCACCGGCCCGCGCAATCGCCTGGTTTATAGCCCGGTTGTACTGATCTACCTTCCAGCCGTTACCCCGGTAGTTGTACATCTCATAGGTATCGCCGGGGACAGATAACGCAGGCAACGGCGGCTCAATCATGATCGAACGATTTGTCGGGTTGTTGCTCATCACCGTGCCAATATGCCCCACGTTCTGCGCCGACGCCGACGAGATACAGATAACCTGCATCCCCTTGAAGGCGTTGACTTCCTGTGCGAGGTTCACGTTATCGACAATCATCGCCTCGGTGCCGGTCGCGGTTGCCGTCACTGTCGTGAGGTCGCCAAGGGATTCAGCCACTGCACGCCGTAATTCAGACCGGCTGGGGCCAAGTTGCGGATACACCGGGGCCGGGACGATTTCCTGGCTCAGCGGATACCCGATGATGTCAAAGGTTTCCTCGTACCGGAACCCGTTGTCGGCCTGAACCAGCAGGAACCATTCGCCGGTCACATCGTAAACCGTGGTGACAACCGACGCTTCATACGTGCCGCCGCCAATCTCCCGGAACGATACCGGGAACACCGTGTCGTCCGGTCGATTGGCGGTAAGAACAGTGAAGGTTGCGCCAAGGATCGCGTTGCCAGAGGCATCAAAGTGATTGATGCTGGTTCGCAGTGTTTCGCCTATGATGCCTCGAATAGCCATGATACTCTCCCCGCCGCTAGGCGATACCTACCCAC